CAACCAACAATGGATTATGCTTTTAGAGATGGTTGTAAATGGTATAGAGAAAAATTAAAACAACTATAACTTGGCAGTAAAATTAGTTTTGTGCCATTTTATAGAGAACAATTAAAACAAAAAATATGAAAGTAAAAGTAAAAATTGAAAAAGAAATAGAATTAAAAACTATGGTAGTAAAAGCAGAACCTCGTTATTGGGAAGATTCTGTAATAGATGGCAAAGATGATACAGAAAGAGGATTATATGTTCCTTGTAAAAATGGAAACATATGGAATCCACACATAGACATTGATACTGGAATAATCACTAATTGGGATAAAGGAGTTGTAGCAAATATTCATTATAAGGTTGCAGATTGTTGTGGGTATGAATTATTAGATAGTAATGATAATGTTGTTATTTCATTTGAAGATGGGTATGTTCCCAAAACATTATATCCTAAAGAAAATGGTTATGGAGATTATATAATTATGGATATTGATGAAAATGGTAAAATAGAAAATTGGAAATTTATAAAAGAGGATTTTGATGGTATAGAGAACAATTAAAAACAAGTGCATCACAAGAAAAATAGGTGCAAATAGAGATTTTTTTCCACTATAAGACAAAAAACAAAGAATATTTTCCATTATGACAGAACAATTTATAATTGACACAGCACATCATAATTATGTGTTGGAGGATGAAATAGAAGCATTTATACAGGGTGCTAAATGGATGCAAAGGCAATTGAATGAAATCCATAAGCAAGAGATACTGGATGCAGTTGCGCACGGCAATACTTACACAGCATATTGCGACAACATTGATGAACACGCAGAATCATATTTTAAACATCATTTCTTAACCAATAAAACCAAATAAAATGGGAGCAATCACAAGCAATTCTGCCCTTTATTTAACCATCAGCGATGGGAAAATTTGCAGACGCGTTCAATCTCCAACACAAGCAAGTAAGGAGAGAACAAACAAGGAAGGTCGTGTTGTACACGAAGAGTTTTACACCGGATGGGTCGGCAAAATCGTAGACATCAAAACAAGGGAAAGCGAGTACGGCAAGGACTGGCAGATTCACTTGGAAGATGAGAACGGAATCGCCATCCTTTCGATGAAGTATTCGAGTGGATACGCATCATCTTTCTTGAAGGCTTTGCCAAATGTTGACTTGACAGAGAATGTCCAATTAAACCCTAAGATGACTATCGAAGGCGAAAGAAAAAAGACAACTCTATTTATCAATCAGGGTGGCAAGTCTGTAAAATGGGCATTCACAAAGGACAACCCAAATGGTATGCCTTCTTTAAAGAAGATTAAAATCAAAGGCGTTGAGCAATGGGATGACACGGACCTGATGGAGTTCTTGGAGGATATGGTTAACACCAAAATCCTTCCAAAGATTAAGCCATCGGTTGAATCAGATGACGAAACACCATTTTAACTACACAGAAAGCCATCTGCAATATGGTGGCTTTCATTTAATTTATTTTATGGAAATAACATTAGAAAAAGAAGTTACACGAGTTCTTACTGAACTTGAAGAGTTATTACTTGGTTATAAAAGCCTTGGCATCGAGACTAAAGACTACCCAATTGATGCGCTCAGAGCAATCTGCTTTATTTTTTCAGATGTACTTGCTGATAGAATCACAAAGTTGCAAATCGAAGAAGGGATTGATATGGTAGATACAAAGAATATGGCATCAGAAGCTGGAAGGGAATTAAGGAAATTAATTAAAACTTACACTAACATCGACACACACACACTATATGCAACTAAGACCATATCAAAATGAGATATCAAGTAAAGCTTGTCAACTGCTTGAAGAATATAATATTGCATATCTGTCTATGCAAGTTCGTACTGGGAAGACAATAACAGCAATGAATGCTGCTCAGTTATACAAAGCCAATAGTGTTTTATTTATTACCAAAAAAAAGGCTGTCGGGTCTATTGCTGATGATTATAAGAAATTTAATCCTGACTTTGAGATAGTGATTATAAATTATGAAAGCTTACATAAATTAGATGATCATAATTTTGATTTAATAATTGCTGATGAGGCGCATTGCTTAGGTGCATTCCCTGATGCATCAAAAAGAACCAAGGAATTAAAAATAATTGCGAAGGATAAGCCGATTATATTTCTGAGTGGAACGCCATCGCCGGAAGGATATTCTCAACTCTTCCATCAGTTTTGGGTTAGTAGCTTCTCTCCATTTGGCAAAATTAATTTTTACGCTTGGGTTAAGGAAGGATTTGTAACGGTCAAGGATAAGTTTATTTACAATAGGACATTTAAAGATTACTCTACTGCAGATAAGCAGAAAATAGATGAGGTTGTAAAGCATCTGTTCCTATCCTACACACAAGAGGAGGCTGGATTTGAGCAGCTGGTGGAAGAAAGGGTGCATTATGTGTCTATGAGTAAAACTACTTACGAAATGGCAGCAAAACTGCGTAGACACAGGGTAATCGACATAGATGTAAAAACTACCATCGTTGCCGATACAGAGGTAAAATTGATGATGAAGTTGCACCAGTTGTATAGTGGTAGCGTGAAGCCTGAGGATGGAGAAGATACTGTGATAGTGGATGATAGCAAGATGAGGTACATTTTCAACAGCTTAAAGGGGCAGAAGTTGGCAATTTTCTACAAGTTCATCGGAGAAAAAACGATAATGATGGATTTTTTCGACAAGAATAAGATTTTGTACACGGAGTCTCCTGAAGAGTTCGAAGCGAATAAAAATAAGGTTTTTATCTCGCAAATCCAGTCCGGTAGAGAAGGCATCAACCTATCGTCAGCAGATTGCCTTGTGATGTACAATATAGACTTCTCAGCGGTATCTTATTGGCAAGTAAGGGCAAGGATTCAGTCAAAAAACCGAACCAAGGAAGCAATTGTACATTGGATTTTTGCAAAGGATGGCATCGAGCCGAATATTTACAAAGCAGTTAGCAACAAAAAAGATTATACACTAAATTATTTTAAAAAAGATGAAAACTTGGGAAGGTAAAGACAAATTTGTCTATGAAATAATAAAAAGAAGTGGGCAGATATTTTATAAATGCGTATCCACATCAAAGCACCAACACTTGGTTGTTGAGCAATTAGTTGATATGTGCAAAGGAATAAAAAATGACAGGTTTAGGATTTTATGCAATGGGAGTGTAGTCTGCAAGGTTAATTATTATGATGCAAAGAAACGCAAAATTATATACGATAAAGATGACTGCACATACTATTTAAACCTATGCGAAATGAGTAAAGAACTCGGAATAACAGAACAAAAATGTTATGATTTATTAAGAAGTGGGATTAGGTATGTTTTTGTGGGTAATGAATAAAATTATAATTTCGGCATATGAAAGAATCCGAAATTCAAACCGACATCATCAGATATTTAGAGACTCACGACTTCTTAGTTGTTAAATTAATCCAAACTAATAAGAATGGATGGCCTGACCTACAGGCGCATAAAAACGGCTACACACTTTTTATAGAGGTTAAAAGACCTCTTGGAATATTGTCAGATTTGCAAAAATACAGACACAGAAAATTAGAGAAACAAGGCTTCACAGTCATTACTACATCATCCTTAAACGATTTCAAAAATGAGTTATCTACAAGATGCACAGCACTATACCAAAAATGGTTTATCAGTAATATCAACTGATAACACTAAGCGTTCATTATTTCCTTGGAAACCATACCAGTCTACAATAGCAACAGAAGAGCAGTTGACCACAATGTTTGAACACAAAAAGTGTCAAGGCATTGCAGTTGTCTGCGGAAGTGTATCGGGCAACTTGGAGGTTATTGACGTGGATTGCAAATATGGTATTGATTTTAACGCTTTTGCGATGGAGATTAAAAAGCTTAATCCAATGCTATTTGGTAAGCTTTTAGTTGTCGAAACAAAAAGCAAAGGTTATCATCTTTACTACAAATGCTCCACTATTCAAGGCAATCAAAAATTAGCTAATAGACACGCCACAGAAGAAGAGATAAAAAGCAATCCAAATATAAAGGAGTTGGTCCTGATCGAAACAAGAGGTGAAGGTGGATATGTGATTGCACCTCCATCACCGGGATATAAATTTATCCAAAATAGAGTGCCACAAGAGATTACTCCAGCCGAAAGGGAGATAATAATGAATTGTGCAAGGTTATTTAATGAAGTGTTTGAAGATGCTAAAGTGGATGTATCTGTGGAAGGTACAAACTTTGGACTAAAGCCTTGGGATGATTACAATAATAGAGCAGATATTGTTGAAGTATTAAAAAAGCACGGATGGTCAGTTGTAGAGAAGAAAGGAGAAAGGATTTATTTTAAAAGGCCGGGTGCAACATCAATGACGTCTGCCAATTTCCATACTGGCAAAAGAATTTTTTATGTGTTCACAACCAGTTCGCAGTTCGAGAACAAAGGATACGCTCCATTTGCAGTTTACGCACTATTAGAATGCAATAATGACTTTAAAGAAGCTACAAGGCGAGTGGCTGATATGGGATATGGTGAACGAAAAAAGATAGTAGATAAGCCTGTCGTTTTGAAGGTTAATACAATGATGGACCAAGGACATCAGGAGAGCGACATTTTAGACGAATTAATACGCCAATATAAATATTCAAGAGATGAGGCGCAACTTACTTTAAAGACCGTTAAAGAGGACAATGCTGCCATCTACGAGACATTTTGGAAGGTGGACTACAATAAAGCAAATATTCCAAAAATCTCCATCCAAAAATACAAGCTGGAGAAGTTTTTATCTACCAATCATTTTGGTTTATACTTCCACGATAAAACAAGTAAGATTTATAGATTGATTCGTGATGAGGGTGGATTTATCGAAGAAGTTACCTCAGAAGGCATTAAGAAATTTATCAAAGGGTACATCCAAGCTTTGCCATCCAATTTCGACAAGAAGGGAACGCCAAAAGGTATTACACCGGATGAATTATTGGAGATAATTTATAAAGGTGCAGAGTCATACTTTAGCACATCATTTTTCGAGTTCCTTGACCATAAGGACTTAGACTTACTAAATGACACAGCTAAGGAGTGCTATTTCCCTTTCAAAAATGGCGTTGTGGTTATAGACAAGGAGAAAGTTACCTTGAAGAATTATAGCGACATTAAGAAGAGCATATGGGCATCTCAAGTGAATAATAGGCACGATATATCTATCGACCAAGACTTTGACCCATCACTTTGCGAGTATTACAGATTCCTTGAAAAGATATCCAATGATGACTTCGAGAGATTAACTTATGCAATGACATTGATAGGATATATTTTACATCGCTATAAAGACCCATCCAAGCCTTATGCTCCTATTCTTGCAGAAGAAACAGATGATGAGAGCAAAGGTGGAGGAACAGGTAAAGGGATATTCTTTAAAGCAATATCCGAAATGATTCCAACCGTAAAAATTGATGGAAGGAACTTTAAGCCGGACCGCTCATTCGCTTTCCAACGAGTAAAGCTGGGAGACAATCTTGTGGTGATTGAGGATTGTCCAAGGAATGTTGACTTTGAGAAATATTATCCCACCATCACCGAAGGGATGACTGTAGAGAAGAAAAATAAGGATGAGTTATTTTTGAGTTATGCAGTATCACCAAAGATTGCATTTACAACAAATTATTCCATCAACAACTCTGCTGAACACGCAAAGAGAAGGCAGCGAGTATTTGAGTTCGCCGGGTTCTTTAATTCTAAGTTTACGCCGATGGACTTCTTTGGGCATAAGCTTTTTGACAATTGGGATGATGATGAGTGGAACAGGTTCTACAACTTTATGTTCTTCTGCGTATCACTTTATTTAAAGGAAGGTATCTTGGAGGTAAACAACTCTAACGCATTGAAGCGCAAAGGTATTAAGCTTAATTTCGGCGAGGAGTTTCTTGAATATTATGATGATTTGGTAGAAAGGGCAAATGTAAATTATGTTACGATGACCGAAGAGTGGAAATCTTTTTTACAACGTAACGAAATGGACAAAAAGGACTATTCAATGAAAAGATATCGCAAGGCACTTGACACGGCATCTGAAGCATTTGACTACCATATCGACTGGCTTACCAATCGCCATATGGGCAATATTAAACAAATGAGATTTCAAAAAGCAAAATAAAATTGTGTCTCAAATTTTCCTATATTTGTGATTATGATAGAAATAAACATATACCGATTCAGAAAGATAATTAAAGCTTTAAACCAAATATTAACCCCCAAATTCGAAACAATTATGGCAACTTTAGAGGAATTGCAAGTAAAACTTGCTGAATTGCAGGAGACTGTAGATGCTGAACAAGCACAAGTTAGCGCATTAGTAGATGCACAGAACTCAACAATCGTTGGATTGGAAGCACAAATTAAGGAACTAACTGCAATGGTTAACGCTGCACCAACTCCTGAGCAAATTCAAGCAGTTGTTGATGGTCTTGAAGTTATCAAGTCTGACATCGCTGGAACTGTTTAAGATTTAAAACCCATTAGATCGTGAAAGACCCTCTTAATTGAGGGTTTTTTATTGCATAAAAAAAGCCGGTGTAGAAACACCAGCCGTAGTCCATTAATCAATTATCCCTATGAAAAAAATCAAACAATGCAATTTAGGAACTTTTTTGCATACAAAGCAATTAATTCTGCCTTGTCAGTTCCATTTATAATTTTCCTTGCTGAAACCCAGTCCTCACGCTGTTCGTTAAAATATCTTGATAAGTTTACTCCAGTAAATAATCCTTTTGTCATTCCGTGAAACATTATATCGGTAGCTACCTTCATATTCAATGCAAGGTTTGGGTTTTCAATTAAATCTATACCAAGAATGCTGCTAAACTTTGAGTAGTTCTCATACCAAGTAAGTTGCACGAATCCTCTGCCATAAAATATGTTATCAGTATCAGTATAAGGCTTTCCGCTCTGCTTTATTCTCTTACCATAAGGCCTTCCAGCACCCTTTCCAACCTCTTCTATCGGCTCCATCGTGAACCAAGTCTCGTGATAGGCAGTTGCCATCATATATGCTAACCAACGCTTGTCTTTGTACAGGATGTTCGACTCCCATTTGTCTATAATGCAAAATAATCCTCTCAGCTGATATGGATTAGTTTTGCGAAATAAATTGTTGGAGTGAAGCTTGTTTTGGAAGGCTATTCTATTTATCATTTTCTCATTTGATATAAGTTCCCAAAAAGGGAACACATTAATAGTATTAGTAACCATTTAATCCAGTTGCCCCTATTGACAACTTTTTCAATATAATCACTTTTTTCAGATTCGCATTGCTGTAGTCTAAACTCAGATACTTCCAGTTCTGCTTGGTCCTTCACTTTAATAGTCTTTGCTTCCTTCACAATTGGTACAGCGATAAATCTTGATGGCTTGGTTTTGTCTATTTTGTGTAAAAACTTTGTCAAGTAAATTGTGTCAACAACTTGACTATTTTGGGTTACTTCCGGACATTGCACCTCAACAAAGTCATATAATGTATCATATTTTACAGTTGACTGACCTTCATCACAAGGAAAATGGTCTCGCGTGTATTTAGCAACTGCATTGGGATAGGTGGTGTAAGCCTTATTTAGGCTATTTACGGCTTTATTTTCTGTGTAGCAACCAATTAGACTAATCGTCATTACTATCAGAAGAATCTTCAAACAATTCATCGTACATATTGTTTATGCAATGTGAGATAATGCGAAGGGATTGCCTTCTAATTCTATTTACTTTAGCAACAGCAGTTTTGCTCATCATACCAGCATCTAAATCAGACACGGCAGCCAAAGCACTATATGCAGCAGCGATATAGTCTGAGTCCATATATGGCTCAAAAAATATCTCTTCAGTAACCTCTGCCACTTCTGTGGTGGATTCTAATTTTTCTTCCATTATTTCTTTTTTAAGGTTAATAAATCAGGTCTATCCGAATCTATATGTTTATATTCGATTCCGTTACTTATTCTAATTGAGTTTTTCTTTCTCAACTCTTTGCCTATGGACTCAATTAATTTTATGGCATCAGATGGATGCATCTGACTAAGTATATTTAAAATCTCTTCTCTCATTTTATAGTTTTTCTGTGATATTTTTTGCAAGTCTTACACTCATAAACTTGCTTAGCCAATCCTGTTGCAGTTCTTCTTGTGCCAATTTTCATTAAATCATCCGATCCACATTCCGGGCAACTTCCTCTATCTTGCCCAAATATTACTCCGTAATGAGTTTTGGCTTCTATATGATTATTTAATTGCTTAAACACTTTCTCCAATAAAACTACATCTTTTTGACAATATTTCACCATTTTTTGCATTGCTATTTTATCCTTGTCTAATAAAATATTCTTCCAAAGCGAGAAGTCGGTCTTTATCTTACCTCCCATCCCAAGGAATTTTGCAATGTAGTCCAACTTGTTTGAGTTAAAATTAAACTTTGAACGGCTAATTTTCAAGGTGTCTATTGACACTATATTTGGCATCATTGTTATGCCGTGGAACAAGCATCTTGTCCTCACATAAGCAATGTCAAATTTATCTGAATTGTGTCCGACCAATTCATCTGCTGAATTGGCTATAGTCAGGAATTTAGTGAGCATCAATTTGTCTGATTGGTTCTTATCCCAAGTCAGATAATTGACATTTTTATCATCCTCCCATTTGTAGCAAATGCAAATAATGGCTCGTTCCTTGATGATGCTATCAGGTCCAATAGTTTTCTTAAATCCAGTTTGGAATACGAGGCAAATATTTGGCGAGGTTTCAATGTCAAAGAACAAGCGTTTCCTACTTGTTCTTAATTCATTTTTTTTAGCCATAAAAAATAAGAAGGGCAGTTTTAGCTGCCCTATTAATTAACCTTTTTTAGTAATCACGCTGTCGGCTTTTATGCGACCTATGATTGCAAACACAGTACCAACGGCACTTAGCACTTCACCAACTATGCTACCAAAATCTCCTTTAGCAGCAGCTACTGCATCAGCGAAAGCTTTAAGTTGGTCGAAGTCTGCATTAGCCGGTACAGTTACTTCAGGTACAGACAATTTAGTCATCACAAAGCCAATAAAAGCGATGATGATTCCCCAAATAGTTTTACTACTGTACCAATTTTTTGTTGTTCCCATTTTTTAATTTTTTTGTTGCGTAAAAATAATATCTAATTGCAAAGAAACCCGAAACGATTGCAATCCCACTTCCAAACAGCGTAATCCAAGCTTGTACCTGAGATAAAGTTATTACAGAGATTGTCGCTGATAATAAACTTACTGATGTTGATAAACCTGCCAAAACTGGGTTGCCGTGCGTACTTGTTTCCATAGGTTAAAAATAAGCAATTTTACTTATAATTACGAATTAACTATATTTTGTCCTAATCCGATTTGGATAGCCATTACACTTGCATTTCCAGTCTTTATTTCGGTAATAGTTTTGGCTATTCTTTGATAGATAGCAGTTTCGGGAAGATTACCATCAGCATCTGCAACATTACCAGCTTGTACTTCTGCTAATACTCCATCCTGTATTTGCGGCATAATCAAAGTGTTCATTTCTGTGTTGATGCCAGAACTCAACCCTTCGGGAAGTGCAGCAACAATGGTGAAAACAGAAATTAAATCATTATATGACACATCAATAGTGTACATAGCATCTAAATCTGTGTTATCTACTAAGGCATCTTTCATCCTGCTTAAAATCCCAGCAAATTGTCTAAGCGGCTTGTCCTGTAAAGCAAAAGCTATATAATAAAAATGCTTCGCCTTTAATTGTAATTGTATCATTATGGTATATTTAACATTAAAAATCCTTGACAACTTTTTGTTCCCGTTATTTGCCAACTATTAGGTGTTGTTATATTCGTGTTGTTTCTTAAACAAGTAACAACATTGGTAGATGCTGCCATATACATACCTACCGATACTTGTGTATTGGTTTGGTCAAGACCTCTTCCACTTCCAAATTGTGGATTAGTTCCATTAGTATATGGTAAAGTAAAACTAAAATTAGAGGCATTTGATGTTATTGAAATATTTATTTGAACAAATAAAATCTTGCCCATTACTATATAATTAATAACGCCACTTGCTCCTGTTCCCCCTAATATAGTAGAAGATGAAAAATAATCAGTCCATCCTGTAGGCGTAGTAAACTTAGGTGTAATCGCATTGTAAATATTTGTTCTTGAAGTGTCAGAACGGTATTTAGTATAATAAGTAGAACTATCAGTTTTTCTTAAAAATACAGAAGTATCAGATGGCTTTATATATTTTGTTCCGATAGCATTCACCACAGACACATCGTGCCAAAGAGAATCCACTCTACTGAATTGCAATAGTGTTGAATCATTTGGAACCAATGCAATTTTCACATCGCTTAATTCATCCATCTGCCAACAGTTCTCAATTTTTACCTCTATCGAACCAAAGGTAGGATGCGCCCGAGTTACTGAACCAAGTTTGCAAATATGATTAGGTGCTGAAGGTTTAGTAGTTGTAATTCCTCCATTTACTGTTGGACTTAAATAAACAATATCTCCATCTGTATAACTTGAAGTTGGAAGATTTAAATTGCCAATGTTCCCAGCTTGAATTACTATCCCACTATTTGATGTTGTAATATCATTTTCAACAATGGCAAACGTCTTGTAAGAATTATCTTCACTATTCGCTTGTGCAAGTGCTACAGTTGGTAAATTAGAAGAATGTCTGCCATTAATATAAACCACAGAACCTTTTGGTATTGTTGTGCCGCTATTATTGTAAACCGTAGTAATCAATCTTGTAGCGTTAACAGATGTAGATATAGAAGATAAAGTAATGTCTGTAGTAGTTGTGTTTTTAATCACTCTGATGGTTGAGTCATTTAATTTTGTTACAGAATTAACCCATTTATTTGTTGTATCTATTGTCCTAAAATAAGGTGAAAGCATTGTTGCTGTGTCGCTATATTTTACTCGCAGGTCTATCCTGTCGCTAAGAGATGTCGTGTCAGTTGCATTGGTAGTTTGTAATGCCCATACAGCATCATCGTCTGTGTTGTCTGAACACACATACACATCTCCGTTATCAAGCACCCATCTTGAGCCAACATAGAACCCTTTGCTTATATCATCAAAAGCTGTTGGCGTGTAACCAAATGTATATCTAACCTCACGAATGCTTGTACCACCATCATTCATCACATATAGCCTACCAGCCTCCCATTTTAATTCATATCCCACAGCGCAAATTAGAGCAGCACCTTTCGATCCGCCATATCCAGCATCAATTGTACCTTCTTTTAATTTTGAACTGTTATCAAGCAGAACTCCACCACCACTACCAAGGATGACATTTGCATCATTTATTAATTGGATATCATTAGTAGTAGTGTTGCCCAAGTCAGTAACTTGCTGCAAGTCTTGGTTTCTTACATCACTTAATGTTGCTAAAGTATCAGTAGCATCAATGACCTGTGTTGGCAAATATATTGTTGCTCTTATGCTATCTTGCTGCTTTAACTTTTGAGATTGGTATTGATTCTGAAACTCAATTGTCGCTTGTGGATATGTGTAAGTGTAAACTGCTCCACCAATTGAATCTCCGAGTGCCATAAATGGCATCCAATTGTTATCCAAGCCTGATAGATAAATTTGATTGGATGAACTTCTGCCGTATAGATTTATGTCTCTGTTGTAAGATGAATTGCCAAGGTCTAAAACGCTTTGCAAGTTTTGGCTGCCACCAGCACCACCACTTACGGTTGTCCATCCGGCTTGATGAGTCCATTTGTATAACACATTGTTGCAAGTATCAAGCGCAATTGCTCCATCGAACGCTGTACTACCACGAAGTGTTGGAGTGCCACAGAACGAAGGTATATGCAGCGTAGAGTCGGTTTTGATTCTCTTCATCTGATACCCGGCAGCAGTCATCGGTGTATACTGTGAAGGTTGCGCCTTTGCTATACTAACGCAAAACGTGAGTAGCAATAAAAATAAGATTTTGTTAAACATCGCCATCGCTTAAAGTTAATTGTCCGTTACCTCTGAAAGTAACGCTAAATGTTACCATATTATCAAATGAAGCAGTCTCAGAAACGCTTTCTATCCAAATTAGTCCAGTTTTTTTAAGCCATTTGCTATGCTCCATATCTTCTTCATAAAACTCTAAAATAATGTTGTTAGCACCATTTACGAGTCCAAGTAGCAATCCATAAGATGTTACGCCATATGTAGGAATATTCCCATCTTTAATATAAACAAGTCCCTCTATTGTTCCACTCCAAGTTATGCCTGTGGGAGTGTATGTCCTAAAGATTCCACTTGATGAGATTGATGTCTCAATATAATCTCTTTGCACATCCAAAGTAACAGACCTCGCACAATAAATATGCTCATCTACTTGGTCTTCACCATCGGAGAATTTAAGTATTACATCTTCGCCTTTTACTAATCCCATTGCTATTTCTTTTCGTAAAGATAACTAAATTCGTAAATATCACTTGCTAAAAAGGTCTCTAAGTCATCATTCTTGTTCCACAACTCATAAAGTGTAATGTCTGCCATTTCTTCACGGTAATTTATAGATAATGATCCAACCACAAATGCAATATCGTTATCTCCATTGTTAAAAAATACACTTGCTGGTGTTACCATAGTTGACTGTATCAAAGACAATAAATTGCCTTCGTATTTTGCTCTTGTTTTTGACCTTTGGAACAGTTCCTGAGAAGTCGTTATTTCACCTAAAGTATTATTTGTATATAAACTTCCATTACTCCATTTTTCTGTTTTATTTCTAATAACTCCTGTATATGAATCTAAAAATAAAGTTCCTTTTGTAGTAGGACTAATACAATCATCAAGATAGATATCAATTTCTTTGTTATTTTTTACTATACTTGTAGTCGAATCTGTATTAGTCTGACCAATTGTATTAGATGTATTACTTGCACTTGACTCAATTCTCAAAGTCATTCCTTTTATAAAAGTAGAATATGCATAATAAGGAGGAGTACCTGTTATAGCTTCATTATAATATCTAAAATGTTGAATCCAAATGTATCCTGATTCAGGTATTTGAGAAGTTTTTATTGATGATGTATGCCAGTCTGCCGACTCTTCTCCACCTGATTTAGTAAAATAATTATAAACTACTCCAAATCCCGGTATCCAATTTCCACTTAAGTCTAAATGATAATTTCCTGTATTACCTTGCAGCAAAATCCTATAAGGAACATACATATAATTAGTATCAGAAGTTCGTGTTCTATATGAAAATCCGTATTCTAAAGTTTGGTCTTTTTCTACTTCTATTGCACAAGACTCAAAATCAGCCTTTTGAACAATTGGGTCATAAGGACCAGCTAAAGACATATATCTATCTGTTTCCTTGCCAATTACATTGTCTATATATGCAACTATTGAAAATTGTGCGCTTGTATTTCCTGATGGAGTAGTTGGAACTTTCCAGTCTGTAGGAGTATAAAACCAGTAAGCATATGTGCCATAATCATTTATATCATATAAAACTCCTTGATTCAAATCAGCATTGCAAAGCAATTGATTTACATTTTGAAAATCAAATGTTTCTTTTACATAAGCATATGGTCTTTCTATAGACTTTATAACTCCTGTCTCCATATCATTTCCACTTAGAAAATAATACTCACTGCTTTCACCGGATGATGAAATAAAATCAAAATTTAAATCATAAATATTACCAATTAAATTTGCTCCGCTTCCACCTGTCCATTGATATAATTCCCCCCATCTTATAATATACCAATTTGCATTTGCTTGAAAACAAGTTGCATAAAATCTTGTCATTATTCTTTCCAAAACTTCATAGCAACTCATCCATTCTGTTTCATTTTTCAAGAATGATTTGCCACTTAAGTAAGTATCATCTACCCATCTTGAATTTGCTCCACCATTAGGATATAAACTTGAAAGCACTTTAAAATATGCTAATTCAATATTAGTTGATTTAAGACAAGTTCTAAGTATTTCTCTTAAAGATAAATATGCTTTTGGGTCAGAAATTCCAAGATTAGTTGCAGCACTATAAAAATCTACCTTTTTTAATATTCCTAAATTATCTGTTGCACTTAATTGCAATGCGTGTTCCCATCCCACTTGCAATTCTTTGCAATCATCTTGAACTAAATATCCAATAAAAAGAGTTGAAAATAAAGATGGGCAATTTAATTCTACTAACCATTTTGTATCGTCATCGGAATAAAAAGTCTCTAAGTCTATAACGCTTGATGTAAGTACATTTACTTTTAATGAGCAGCCTTTTATAGGTGCTTTCGGATCATCTTCTTGCCACTCTTGTACAACTGGACTTTCAGCTAAATAAAGTGTTTGATAATCTCCTGTATAATCCTTTTGCAATATATTCAATGTATAATTAACGCCCCCATTGCTGCGAACTGAATTGAACTCTGCTTTATATCTAACTCCGTATGACATTATGTTTGACGATTATAAGTTTGACCATATTTTTTATTAGAGAAATAAATGTCTTGGCCTCTCAGCATACCAAACACCTCTACAGATTGCATCCCACCCATCATAGCAGCTGTCTGTGCAGCTGGAACAACTTGTGCGCCTCTTGGGATGTTCAATAATTCAGGACCTCTCTCTCCTACTAATGACATTCCACCCGGTGCATTACGAGTACCAACTGCAAAGCTATTACCGGCTATTGCTGCTGATGCTGATTTTATTAAAATACCTAAAGCAATCAATCCAATACCAGCAGCTATCCCACCAAAACCACTTCCTAATTTAATTGACTTTTTCAACACTTCCATCAATTCTCCAAATGCGATTGCTTTCTTTCCTAATTCAATTAAGGCATTACCAAAAATATCAAATAACCCTTTGAAGGCTTGAACAAGTCCGTTTTGATTACCACTAATTGCAGCAAATAATCCTTCTCCTAATATAGTACCAACTTGTGCAAAAGTGTCTTGTGCTAATGTTACAGCAAAATCTCTAACATCTTGCAACCTTTGTTGTGCTATTTTTTCTTGCTTAGTTAGATATTCTTCGGCCTGTTTTGCAGAACCGGAGTCAACTAATTTCTGTTGAAATTTTTCTCCTTTTAACTTTGGCTCAACATCTAACTCTAACGGCTTTAAATTTCTTTGGAACTGCTCATTCCCTATCTGAGCATTAAGGCTAAATAAATCTGCCTTTAGTTTTATTATTACTTCATTATTAGGGTCTAAATTAAAGTCAGTAATTAATTTAGTAATAGTATTTTTTACTAAAGCTGCTTGTTCTTTTAATGTTGATGTATTAAAAGTTATAGCTAAAGCCTTTTGATCTCTTATATCTTCTTTTAATTTAGCTAATAAAGAGAGAACTGTTTCAATTTGTTTCTTTTTTTCTGCTGCTTGCCTTGCATCTTCTGCTGCTTGTCTTTTTTGCTCTTCAGTTAATGCTGCAACATTTAGTTTTGCTAAAGCTATTTTATCATTATAACCCCTAAATGTATTTTGAAGTTCATTTAATTTCTTACGAGCATCTAAAACATTTTGAGCATATCTTTTTTGTTCATCTGATAATCCACTTAAATCTGCTGTTGTAGCATCTGTAGTTATTCCTAATTTATTTATTGTGTCAATAAAAGAATTTCCTTCTTCTAATGCTCCTTGCTGAGTTTGACTAAAAGTAAATAAAGCTTGAGATGCTTCATTATAATATTTTGTTGCAGTTTGAAACTCAATATTTGCTGCTGCTTGTTCATAACCTAATCCAGTTACTGCATTTTGAGCAAGTTTTATATCTGTAGATAATCCTTTACCAAATTTAATTTCAAACTCTAATCTTTGGTATTGTTTTATTAAATCAAGTTGCCCTTTTAATGTATCTAAATCTGTACCAAGATATTTTATATCAGTTGCTAATGCTCTTGTAGATGCACCAAAATCATCTGATGAACTTTTTGCTGCTTTAGAACTTGCTACCCATCTACTAAATCCAACAGTTGCAAAAGTTATGGCAGCAGATACAACACCTACCGCAAGTCCAAGTCCAGCCGGACCTTTTAATGCACCAACTAATTCTTTGCCTAAACTGTTCCCAGTAAGCTTTGACTCTGACCTTAATCTTTGGAACGATTCAAGTAATGGATTGATGTTGTTTTGAATACCTATAAATCCATAAGGAGCATCTTGTGCAATCCTTGATAAATCATTTAATGCATATGCTGCTGTATTGGAACTTCTTGCAAACTTCTGCTGTGATGCTCCTAATACTTCTATCTTTGATTTTAATTGAGTGATGCTTGTCTGAAGAGTTTGAATAGTAGTAACATCAGTAGCTTTCTTTAATTCGGCTTGAAACCTCCTTAATTCATTCTCAGCTTTCTGAAGTTCCGCAGCCATTTCGGATGCGTCAGCAGATAGTATGACCTTTATTTCTTCACTCATTTCTTACTCTTTATATTATGCCTTTCAAAAATTGCTTTTATTCTTTCTGCACTTATTGGCTCAGCCTTTTTATCTTGCCTTTCCATCGGCCAAAACTTTTCTAAGCTTCCTATCGCCTTGCTCCCAGCGAAAGACTCTGCAACCCTAAAACATCCAAATCTTATCACCTTTGCAAAGTCTTCGCCCTTCTCTAAGTAACCTTCACACGCTGCGTAGAACTCTATTGGCAAGGATGTGTAATAATCATAAGCAGTCCATCCAAGCTTACCTAAAGCAAATTTTAAGTTGTCGTAGGCGAGTTCTCTTCCACTTTTTTTTTGTCATCACTCACATCAGACTTAATGCTTGTCAAGTCCTTCCACACTTGCGTTTCAGTCAAAGCAGCAGTTACCTTTGCAGTTACTTCATTTTTATTCTCCATCAAATCAATCCAATCACAAACCTCTTCAAATGTGTAGTCTGCCTCTTCTCTTTTTACATAGCTGTTGCCTTTCATCCCTGCATAAATCAATGCATAAAGAAAGCCTGTTGCAGTTGATGTGTCATTAATAGTTGACATTAATTCAATTGCCAACTGGTTGAATTTTAACCCTCTTGTTTTTCCTCCAAGTTCAATTTGTAAATAACTCATTTTTTGTGTAGTTTTTATTGTGAAATATATATTTTATACAGTTACTATTGTTACATCATTATTTGCATTCAAATACTCTATGTCTCTATCCTCAGTACCAGCATTGCAAGTCATTAGTGCAGCTGGAATTGTCAAAGTTATTTGTCGCCCACTAATCAATTCAAATACAGAATAATCTGCGGTTGTTGGCCCCAAATGTTCACATT